GGTACACTTCCTATTGATGAACAAATACAATGGATATATAACAATACTGTTGCACCGTTATTTAATCCTGCTAATGGTGTTGATGATTTCCAATTACAACAATTTAATGACACTTATTATCAAGGTGCACTAGGTGATAAAGAATTAAATGATTTAATTAACACTGGTATTCCACCAGCTACAGGCTTGAACACTAATGCTGTGTTAGGGCAATATGGTAGATTAGCTGGTAATTCTTCATATAGAAATCCATTCTTATTAAGTAGTCAATTAAGTGCACCGACAATAGCAAATGCAATACTTGGTGAGATATATTCTTTGTTTAAAAAATCTGCAAATGCAAATGGTATTTTAGATGCAGATTATTTAGCTACCGCATTTTTAACTCCATTAATACCAAATATGTTGAGAGGTATTCAAAGTTATTTAGACCCTAATGGAAATATACAAGCTGGATACACTGTTAGAGATATTGTTTTAGATGTTTCTAACTTAGCAGCAAGAGATTGGCAGTTTGGTGTTTTACCAGATTATGCTAATCCAGACCAACAATATGACAGAAATCAACTTAAAAATACTGCAACAGGTATGGTTACACAACTATTAATAGATGATAATCCTCAGTTTGTGAATAAAGTAACAGCAGATTATGTTGATTATATGATTGCTAATCCTGGTTCAAAAACAGATTTTAATTCTTATGTATATAATTCAATTAAAAATACTGCAAGATATAAAATGCTTTATAAAAATAAACCTTTAGCTATGACTGAACAACAATACCTTGGTGTTTATACTAATGCTACACAAATGGCAAGTCCTGCTGAACAAGGAAAACTTATTACTGCACAAGCAGCAGCAGGTGGTACAGCAGAAACAGCAGGTATTGCAGCACAGTTTAGTGAAAGTGGAAGCAGAACTAATAAGTTTATAAACTCAATAGAGCAATCAGCAGAAGCATTGAATAAACTGTTTAGGAAAGGATAACAATGGTATTTAAACCTCGTTTCGATAGTATAGGTTTTGGTGAAGACCCTGAAATAGAAAAACAAATACAAGAGCAAATCGCTAGAAAACGAGCACAAGCTGCTGGTGTAGATGATAGACCAGCACCTGATGCTGAAGAACAAGCATATTTAGATGCTCAAGAAGCTGCTAAAAAAGCTGCTGAAGAAGCTGCTAAAAAAGCTGCTCAAGATGAAGCAATTAGAAAAGCTTATGAAGCTAGGTTAGCTGCTGAAGAAGCTGCTAGAAAAAAAGCTGAGGAAGAAGCTGGACAATATCCTAAAACTTTATATAACGATAGAGGTGAAGATGTAACTGTTAATTCTAAAGGCGAAGAAAGTGCTGCTAGAGGTAGAGGTTTTACTAAATCATCTAAACCTGAAACTCCACCAACAGGTGGTGCTGCAGGAAGTGAACAACCACCTGGTCCTCCTACTTCTCAACCTACTATAACTCCTCCAAAATATCCTGGTTATCCAAAAGTTAAATACAATAAAGACGGAGTTGCGGTTACTGTTGACAGTCCTGATAATGAAGCAAGGGCTGCACTAAATGGTTATAGTTATGATCAACCTCCTGCACCTGCTCCTCCTGCTCCTAATCCTGTAACTTTATATAAAACATTATTTAAAAGAGATCCAGACGGAACGTTACAAACAATTAGCATTCCTTATTTACAAGGACAAGATGATACTTGGAAAGCATACTTACAGCAAAATTGGTTTGAAGAAGACCCTGGTGTAGCAGAAGCACCATTTGAACCTGTTGAATATAATCAAGGTGGAACTTGGTATAAGATATCTGGATATCCTGGTGTCACTGGTGACACTTATGCAATAGAATATGAATTAGCTTCTGGTAGAAAAATATATTACTTAGCATCTAAATCAGAGTTAGATTCTATATTTGGTGAAGGTGCTAAACCTTCTCAAGTTACAAATGTTAACTGGGCTGATTTTAAATCTAATAATGAAAGATTCTTTGGTGGTGCAGCTGCAGAAATTATTGGAACTAATGATAACTTTGCAACAAGAGTAACTAGAGTTATTGAATCTGGTGGAACGAATGAACTACCTTTACCTGACTTTGTGAAAAATAATCAAGATTTATTAGATATATTCTTTTTAGCTGTAGCTGAAGGTAAGTCTCAAACTTGGCTACTTAAAGAAATGAGTAAAGTACAAGCATTTAAAGACGAGTTTCCTGGCATAGATACCATATATGCACAAACTCAAAACTGGGAAGAAGCTGTTAATACTTGGAATCAATTTAGTTCAGAAGTAGTGAAACTAAATACAAGATATGGAGAAACTGTAGATGTATCTGATTTAGTTAAAGCAGCAGTTACAAAAGGTTACACCATACAAGATATACAAAAGACTTATGAAATATTTGAGAATGCAGAAAAAAACTCTGATTTCTTAACTGCGTTTCAAGAAATTATAAATGCAGATAGTGATGTTCAGTTTGATGTAACTACACCACAAGGTATTGTTGATTTCTTTGAAGGTAAAGCACCTACAGAAATTTATGATCTATATGAAGCAAGTTCAATACAACAACAAGCAACACGATTTGATTTAGGTGTTGATGCTGAAGGTGCAATTCAATTAGCATTGCAAACTCCTGGACAAATTACATCACAAAATATCGCACAAAGTTTACAACAAGCAGCAATTCAAATTGCAAGATTTAGAGAAGATATAGATATGGGAAGATATGGTTTAAGTGAACAAGTATTGATTAATTCAGCATTAGGAGTCAAAACACCAGGAGTCTCTGAAATAGAAATACAAGATATTTTTTCAAGGATATATCAAGAGAACCAAGCACTACAAAATAAACAAGAACTGATATTGAATGAACAAGCATCACCATTTAGAGGAAGACGAGACATTAGGTCCGTATAAGATAACTTTATATTTCTTGAAATTAATTCTTGAATACCTACATCTTTTGATATTTCCTGTATATAATAGGATTGTTAAGTTAGTACTCGAACAACTTAACCTTAGAAATCAGCTTCGAGTTATTAGAAAAAACAAGTAAATAAACCACTCGAACCCTCTAAGAGTGCGTAGGTCATAAGAGGAGTATTAATGACATATAATAACGAAGGAAGTGAGGCTGATTTGTCAGAAGAATCAATCCCAAATTTAAGAGAAGCTTTAAAAGCATCTCAAGAAAAGACAAAAGAACTAGAAAATCAATTTGCTGAAGTAAATGCTCAATTAAAGCAATTCCAAGCAAAAGATGCTTTTAGGTCTAATGGCTTTGCAGAAACTCATGCTGATCTTTTTGTGAAAGCTAATCCTGATGCAGAAATAACCCCTGAAGCAATTCAAGAGTTTGTTACTGCTTATGATTTAAAACCACAACCAAAGAATCAGGCTAGTAATCAAGGTATGAAAGAATTGTCTGGTGTAGCACAGAAACCGTCTGACAGTATAGGTCAAATGGGGACTGCTGAAACAGCACAAATGACAAAGACAGAATACAAGAAATTACTTGCTAGTGACCCTACGGCTGCTCATGAAGCTCTGGTACAAGGTCGTGTTCAACTAAGGGAAGATAACATTCTTGGCAACAGTCGATAAGTAATAGAAAATGATATTAAAAGGAGAGTGAGCAATGGCAGACTTTACAAGTAACCCAACGAATACCACGTCCTATAATGATACAGTTTATGCTGCAATCATTAACGACGATATTCTTGATGCTTTACAAGCAGCAGTTGTGACTCCACCACTTTTAAGTCAATTCGACCTTAGTGGACAGCCTTCCAAAGCTGTCGACATACCAATAGCTGACGCTGCTTCAGCAGCCGCTGTATCTGAAGGAAGTGAATTGAGCAACACTCAATTAACAACTTCTAAAGTTACATTGACTGCATCTGAAGTTGGTATCATGGCAACTATCACAGACGTGTTAGATGTATCATCTATCGCCACATCAAGAGGAGCTCAAATGAGACAACTCGGAAATGCTATGGCACAAAAATTAGATGTTGACATCTGTGCATTGTTCTCAGGTTTTTCCAACAGTGTTGGATCAACTGGAACAGACTTAAGTCTTGCAAACGTCTTTGATGCAATTTACGGATTAGAGAGCAACAATGCTCCAGGTCCATACGTTGCTGTGTTACACCCACGTCAAATAGCAGACCTTAGAACAGCTATTAACGCCGCTTCAGGTGCTGTATTCACTGGACAAGGAGTTAGAGCAGGCTCTAACGAACTTGGAACAGTTGAAGATGCAGGATATTTTGGAACATTTATGAACATTGATTTCTATCAATCCACAAATGTACCTACTGCAAATACAGGAGCTGACAGAGCAGGTGCAGTATTCTCTAAAGATTACGCACTCGGTATGGTTAAAAAATGGTCCTCCAAAACAGAAATCATGCGTTGGGCTCCAATTCGTGGTTTTGTTGTCGTAGTTTCATCTATGTACGGTGTTGGAGAGATAATTGACGGTGCTGGACAAGCAGTTGTAACAGACGCTTAATAGAAGCCTGGGTAGGCAGGGTAATTTTTTGTGGTGTGTTCCTACCAACACACACCACGAGGAGAGTTATGGCTACAAAAAAAGAAGTTGAACCTAAAGCTGAAGTAACAGCAGAAAAAAAAGATAAGCCTTATTTATTTGAAGGCGTAGAGCTTAAGTTTAATGAACAAGGTAAATACGACACTGGTCGTAAAGTACCTTTTAAAAACATGAAGACAATTAAAGCATTACAAGTTGATGCTGACGGTCAGTTGACTGGTAACGTCGTTCAACTACCTTGGGAACTCACTGTGAATAATGGCGTAGCAGGTGATGAAAGTGATCAAATCGGTTTAAAGAAATATGAAAGAAAAGGTTTTGTTTTATTAATTGATGAAGCAGGTGAACCAATTTATTCTACTCTATGGGACGAATGGTCAAAGTATGATGCTGCTTACGATAAGAAAATTAGAAACAGATTCAGAGGAGAACCAGGTAAATTTGGTATGAACGCTACAACAAGTGCTTCATTTACAAATGTCTAAAAAAAAGAAATCACAAGAACCTAAAGATGCTTCTAAATTAATGGAAGACTCTTTTGGTTTAGATAAACATATCAAACCAAAAGCAAGTGATTTAGGAGATGAAGATTTAGGTGACGGAACTTTTGCTAAAAAAGTAAGAATTGAAAGAAATGCTAAGGGTGACATAGTCAACTTAAGAGACTTTGATTCACCCTTAACTGCTTTTGAAGAAAAAGTTGCACAAGATGTTTATAAGAAAATAGTCGAACAACCACCAGTTGTGAAGAAACCTAAAACAGAAAGAGGTATGGTTATTCACATGCTAGCTAAAAGATTGTTTGATGATTATGTCAGTAACATTAAAAATCAAAGCAGACCTAATCCACTAAGAGACGGAATACCTGGTTGTGGTTGTGGGAAAAGTAATATTGGTTGTGTTAATATATGTCCAGATGACAAAATAAAAGGTAGAATATATGACGGGTCACCACAAACGGTCTATGATTGGCTAGTAGCAATGGTGAAAAACAGAGCAAATATTTATGATAGTAGGAATAAACGATAAATGGCAACGCAAGCAGTAGTTAGACAGAGGGTTAAAGATTATCTTTACGGAAGTAATTATAATAATAGACCATATGAGGATTTACTCGATAACAGTGGGGACGTTGGTGCTGGCGACGGTACTATCACTGTGGCTAATATGGCTAACTGGGGAGTCGGAGATATACTTGAGTTCAATACAACTGGTGAGCAATGTCTTATTACTTCTAAACAAAGCCATTTACACATTAGTAGAGGATATAACGGCACTACTGCTGCAAGTGTTACAGACGCAACCTTAGTCACTAAAAACCCTAAATTTACAATTTCTAAAATAGATAATGGTATATCAGCTATTGTTGATGAACTTTATCCAGAAGTCTATGTTTTTGCTACTGGTTCTGGAACTATCAGTAATACAAATTGGTATTATGCTTTATCTGATACTGGACTCAAAGAAGTATTGTCTGTGTATTATCCACGCACAGCTTCTATGGGAAACAATGAACCAGCAACTATTAATACTTGGAAGATGAACAATCATATGAACACTACACCATTTTCTCAAGGTATAGGTTTAACAATGTGGGATTATGGTGAATTAAAAAATGGCGATACTTTTTATTACACATTCAAAAAAGAAATAGCAGACGTAACAGATTTGTATGACAGACAAGTTGAGTTAGTTGTTTTAGGTGCAGTATTCAAACTTATGGGATCAACTGTTCCACCAAGTACTACAGATACTAAAGACACAAGACAAGTAACTCAACCTGGACAAGAGAGTTCTGATTCAAGGTGGTTCTTGAGTGAATATATGCGTTCTCGTAAAGAAGAAAACATGAGACTCAAAGAAGAAGAAAGGTTTACAGTCACAAGTCGACAAACTAGGCGACAAAGGACTTATCGTGATTGACGGTTATTTCCATGTACAAATTGGAGATTACAAGTACAGACTAGCTAATAATGCTACAGACGCACATTACACTGCTAAGCTAGTTGCACTTAATGCTAGTAACGCACAAGTTACACAATCCTCTGACCAACAGCTAGATTTAAATCCTGATTCATTAATTTGGGAAAGTACTGATTGGTCTGGTGGTGAAGGTTTAAAAAAATGGAGTCAGCAAAAAGGAACTATGTATGACCTTAGTTATAAGATAGATGCTTTACATACTCCAGGAAGTATTAGATTAGCTAAAGATGTTGAAGCTAGTGGTATTACTCAAAAAGGAACATTAGTTAAAGCTAATGACAAACTAGTATTTTTTTCTCATGAGGACGATACCTATTCTGTGTATTCAGGAAACTTAGCTAATACTACTTGGACATCAAACGATACAACTGCTTTATTAGATACAGACTATTTTGCAGTTAGAGGTGACGGTGACGGAAAGTATGCTTATGTACCTCAAGGAAATGCAAATGACATTTATAGATTTGCTATTGATGATGACTACACTGTAGCTGCTACAGAGACATTATGGCAAGATGAAGACCAATCAGCAGTATTTGATAGACCATTAGTAAAGGTAGGAAATAAATTAATTACTGTTCATTTAGAAACAGATACATTAACAGTGATTGAATACAATGTTGCATCTGGTGCTTTAGCTGGTAAAACTACAATTTTCAAACCAATGTATCTACATTAGATTCATTTAGCAATCAAGGAATAATTACTAAAGGTGATGATGAAGCATTTGTTTGTGTAAGAACTAAACAAGGTGAAAGTGTTTTATTTAGAATAAGACCTACTTCTGCATTAGGTACAGGTTATGGTGTTGAAGTTGGAAGACTTTCTGGTTTTAGTGTTGACTGTATTTGGTATGCTGCTGGTGTTTTATTTATGGGTGGAACTTCTACTACAACTGGTGTAGGTGAAAGAGTAATTTATTATGCTAAAGGTACAGAATTAGGTTCATTTGGTTTATTAAGACAAGATGAAGATTTTACAGACGGTAAATTAGTTTTATCTACAGATGCTACTCGTATGGATAGAACTTTCTTTTTAGCACCTACTGGTTCTGCTGCTGATACCTGGACATTGTTTACTATAGACTTGTTAACAGGAGCTGTGTTTGGTGGTCCAGAGTTTACTTCTGTAGATGAACCAAACAGCGTTGTAGACTTTTTAGGCAGAGTATTCATAACACAAGATAAAACTGCTAGCTCAAGTGGTTCTTATAGAGTTGCAAACACTTATGCTTCTACAGGCGAATTAATTACTGCTGTACATGATTTTCAAGTAGCTGATGAGAAAACATTATTATCTATTAGATTATCTACTGAACCATTACCAGCTAATACTTCTGTAGAAGTATTGTATCAAAAGGATCAAAATGGTACATGGACTTCTGCTGGTACTGCTTACTCTACAACTGGTGGTACTAATCAAACTTATGAAATATCTACTAATGCTTCTTCTATAAAATTTAATAACCTTCAATTAAAAATTAAATTAAATACTACAGATAGTTCTGTGACTCCTGTTGTTAGAGCAGTATCTGTAAGAGCTACTCCTTCTGAATATGTTAAAGAGTGGGATTTAGTTTTAGATGTAACTGATGAAGATGCTAATGCACAGGGACAGTCATACACTGGTGCTACTTTAATTGACAATATACAAGAAGAAGCTGATTCAGAAAATGTTATTGAGTTTCTTAATGGTTATGAAAGTAGTGATGCTGGTTCTTATGACACCTATCAAGCAATTATTAAACAATATGGTATTCAATTAACTTCTCCAGGAGAAGGAACAATTATAGTAAGATTAAGACAGGTACATTAATTATGATATGGTATACAAAGACTGGTAGAAGATATAAAGGACCTACTCACAAAATGAATGGTGAGACACATAGTGGTTCTAAACATTCTTCTAAATCACAGAAGTTATATAAAACTAGGAGAACTAAAAGATAATGGGTAATGTTAGTTGGAAGTGGGGCGATAAAACCTATTCAGGTAAACTAATTCCTAGTATGGAAACTAAAACTCATAGATTTGCAAGAACAAAAAATGGTAAGATTAAAAAACTACCAAAAAGGAAAATAAAGTAATGTCACACGCAGCTAGAAAAAAATCATTAATTAAAAAACATAATCTTAGTGGTGTGAATAAACCAAAAAGAACTCCTAGTCACCCTAAGAAATCTCATATGGTTTTAGCAGAAGAAGGACACAATTTAAAGTTAATTAGATTTGGACAACAAGGTGTATCTGGTGCAGGTAAAAATCCTAAGTCAGATAAAGAAAAAGCTAGAAGAAAAAGTTTTAAAGGTAGACATGCAAAAAATATTAGAAAAGGAAAAATGTCAGCAGCTTATTGGGCAGATAAGGTTAAGTGGTAATGGCTTATCAACAAATATCTGATTTCTTTGATTTAAGACCAGCTAAAGATGTAACCTTTGACGTTACTAGAAGTTTAAGTTTTTTTAAATCATCTGGTGCAGCAAATCCAATACCTTTGATAGCTTTAGATAATCAGACTATACTTCCATTTATAATTGAAAATGGAGATGCAAGTAATATTAAAACGAGAGCAGGTTAATTATGGCAGATAAAATACCAGTAAAAGCAACGTTTGATGCAAATGGTGATGCAGACGGTTTAGCAGAATTCCAAGCATCTGAAACTGTGGGTTATAGCCACGGTGGAACAGGTCTTTCTTCATTAGGAACTTCTGGACAAGTAATTAAAGTTAATGCTGGTGCAGACGGACTAGAGTGGGGAACTATTGCTGGTGACATTGAAGAAATAGTTACATCAGCTACTTCTGGTTTATCTGGTGGTGCTACTTCTGGAGCTGTAAGTTTAACTGTTGATCCATCACAATTAGCAGATGGTTCAGGTATAACAGTAGATACTTCAGCAGACTTTCTTATTTTAGAAGATGCTACTGATGGAACAGTCTATAAAGTATTTCCAAACCAAATTGCATCAGGTTCAGCAAATGCTTTAGTTGATGGAGACTCAGACTTCACTATCACAGATGGTTTGACAGCTGGTCTTGATTATGACTTAGACAATACAGATGTAGCTAGTTGGAATAATGCAGGTATTCAGCTCACAGCTGATGGAGGAATTTATCAC